CTGTTGGGCTGGGCTCCGTGCCCCTACGCACGTCGTGCTAGACTGGAAGGCAAGTTTGAGATCAGACCCGGACACATAGATCCCTACACAGACCTACAGCACATCAACATTGGAGAACTAGACGTGGTGGCCTTGGTCTATGATCCCACAGAGTTTGAACCCGAGCAGTTCAATCAGCAGATCACTGCTGTGAATCAAGGATTCCTGCGAGCCAGAGATCTCTTGGCCTTGGCCGATCATCCTGACTCACCTGAAGTGGTGCAGGGCGTGACCATGAACCAAGGCACCTGGGCCATAGCCTTCGTGCAGCCCTTGGCTAAACTCAATGCCCATGCCCGCATGGTAGCAGAAAAAGGCTACTACAAGGACTGGCCCGAGGACTATCTCCGTGTGTTGTTTGAGGGTCGAGAGGATCCCAGATCATGACTTACGAATTTGCACGCATTGATCTTGCTTGTACCACATACACAGAATCGGTTGAATGGGGTTATCTCAGCAAGAGCGATTACATGATCGAAAAGTGCCAGGCGATATATCATGCCTATTGTGCTTACAAGCGATTTGCATCAGTGATGCCCATGTTTCCTGCTCGACTCCGTGACCCCATGGCCGATGTGCTGGGCTATTATTCAGGCGGCAATCTAGTGGCCTTCAGTCTGATCCGTAGATTTGATGACCACAACGCCCTGTGCGATCAGTTTGCCTGGACCTATCATGAGCCCCGACTGAGACTGGGCATCGAAACCATGAAAACAGAGTGTGCCATATATCGTGATCGAGGATTCCGCTATCTCTACCTCGAGCAGGCACATCTCTACAAAAAAGAGATAGAGGGATTTGAAATCTTAGGAGCCATCATATAATGGACTTGTATACTATCTGGGCAAACAAAGAGGGCGACATCACGGATCTCGAATGGGTCACAGGAATGCGAAGTTTCTTTGATCACTTGAAGTCTGAGGGCAAACTGGAATCCTATCGCATCACTCGCTGCAAGATGGGATTCCGAAGCATCGCAGACATGCCGGAATGGATGATCATCATGGAGTTTACGGACATGGCACAGATGGACTCGGCGTTCCGTCGTGTGGCACCATTGCAAGGTGAACTAGAGTCCAAACATAAGAGCTTCAATCAGTTTGTCGCGGGCGACATACAACACGCACTGTTCCGTGATTGGCCTGATCAGTTCTGAGATCTCTTGCGAGATCTGTTCATTTCGCTGTGCTCATGAACTAGTTTTAACACAAACGAACGAAGTGAGTTATTCAGTATCATCCAGATGCGATAGTCACACTTGGCCCAACTACGGGCCAAGAAAGATCTGTGCATCATCCGAGTGCTACAGTCACACAGCGTTAGAACTATGATTGGTTTAATCAATCGCGTAGGCGGTTGTCCGGTACCTACTCGTTCCGTCTTATCACAACGGCAACACACGATCTGTACGCTATCACACATCGAGTGCCTGGGGCTTTTCTCCCCTCTTTTTGCCTTTCGTCTTTTTCCAACAACCAAACGTCGGGTCTTAGAGACGTCATCATCCTTGCGGGTAGTGGTTGAGTGCCCATGGGTACGATGGGGCTTCCGTCGCTGTGATCCGTGATCCAGGTCTAGAGCACACGATGTTGGCCTGTGCTAGCCGTTGATACCTAGTTTGCCTTTGATGTGCGATCCATGTACTCGAACTTGTATGTGACCATTGTAGTATTCGTCTGATTCAAGTACCCTGCGGGAAAACTGTTCGCGAGCCTCTATATAACTGCATTCAGCCCGGCTGCGGCAGTAGTATAATATTTCACGTGAGAAATTTTCTGTGCCTAGCAGTTCAACATCTCGAGATAACTCCGGAGAACTGCCATAATATGTCTGCCAATCTGAATCTATGGTGCCGCGTATTTTCTTGCGTTTCTTTTTGCCGTTTTTGAGTTTTACTGTTTTGTATGTTGTCTTTTTAAATTTGCTGAGTTTTTTGCCAATGTACATCCTACCGGTGAGTTTATTGGTTATGACATAAACAAAACCGGCATATTCTTCGGGTATTTCCGTGATTTCTTGTGATTCGTATAACCATGTCATTGATCATGTAGTTACCTTGGACATCAGTTCAATTCAACATTTCGTTGCCATTGATTGGTAAAATTGGTACCTGACTTTTGGTATGAACAAGTGCGATGGCATATGGGTTCTGGGTTTGAGGTTTGCCAAGACTGTTGTATCATATCAAAATTCGCTGGATCATTATGGCCTAACCAACAGCAAGGATGTAATCTTCCTTGAGCATCAATGTAGGTGCTTTTTTCCAGTAAAGCATGACAATGTATTTTACCCATCTCAACATTCGGTGCATGCCATTGCAGTGGATAGGCCAACCCGTTGGCTAATTGACGTTTGCTTACCTTGGCTCGGAACCAAGAAAAACCCATGTCTCGTGCCAGTCGTTCGCAGTTGTCTACTTGATGTTCGTTGTGTTGATATACCAACATGTCCCAGTGTGCAGACGCACCTGTGCTGACATAGGATCTAATATTTTCCATTAATTTATTCCAGTCCACTCCGCGTCGATAGATGTGATTGGTATCTTCAAGACCATCGATGCTGAATACCACATAGTCGCGTTGGCGGTGGAATATTTCACCTAGGGTTTGCCACCATGCGGTGTTCTGTATAGCACCATTGCTGTTCATACCTAGCACAATTTCGGGATGTATACTGCGGAAATAACGATAGATCTCTAGGGTATGTCGACCTGCTGCAGGATCACCATAGTTGCCACACATGAACATCTTGTCTAGTTGCTGTATGGATTCACAATCTATGTGACTGAGTATCTGATTGACGGTGAGATGGTGCTTTTGTGATTTATCAAATCTCGCATCGGTTTCTCGAGCACACAGTGGGCAAGAAGCCTGACATACATCCGTGGGCTCTAGATGCAATACCCGGATTTCACGCAACATCGACATCGGTGTTGTAGGACGTGAATCCATTTTCTTTCACGACCCGCAGTATGTTTTCCACCCTGCCAGCTAGTTCATCTCTATGGCTTACGAGCCAGATGCTCTTGTGCCGCTCTCGGCTCATTTTTTTCAGCAAGGCCAGACTGTTCTCCACACCTTGTGTATCCATGCCGGAATCTACCAATTCGTCAATGAACAGCACATTGATGGGATGATACAGGCTTTCCCACACATCTCGGAAGGCCCAACTCATACTCAAGATTAATCTGTTGCGTTCACCGCGTGAGAGATTGTCAAAATCTAAGTCACGACCCAGTTCCGTGATCTCCACAGTCAAATCGTTTTGGAATATGACCTGGTGCGGTAAACCAATGCGATCCAAGTAGTGAGTGAGCCGATTGTTGAGATAAGATAAGTTCTGTTCAATGATCTTTTTGCGTATGAACGAATCTTTGTTGGTGAGCAACTTCAGCAAGAAGTCCTGATGTTCTTGCAGTCGGGTTAGTTCGTTTAACTCATCATAACTCACTGTCTGCAGGGCCTGCCCCTGCATGTCGGTGATTTGTTCACCGTAGGTGTCGGTTTCAGCGGATCTATGCTCGAGATCTCGACGTAGGCCATCCACACTGTTCTTGTGGCCCAAGGCCTGTTCGAGATCGTCGTAGAACACCGTGGGTGCTGTGCCCAGTTCGCCAAGATCATCCAGTTCGTTCACATGCTCGGTTCGCTGTGTGTCATTGGCAAGATACTGTAGACCAATCTCTTCCAAGGCGGCCTGTTTGTTTTTTCGGATCTCATCCTGCTTGGTATCGTGTATGTTCTGACCACAGGCATAGCATTGATGGTCATCCAAGGCTGCCAGTTCTCGTCGGATCTTGTCCTGCTCCTTGGCAATCTTGGCCTGCTCGGCGTCAATCTGCCGGATGTATCGATTGTGCTCGTCCATGGTTTTCTTGCGGGCATGATAGGTGTCGAGATCTCGATGTGCCTGTATCTCGGCATCGATGTCGATGTGTTCCAGGGCCGCGATGGCCTGCTGCAACTTGTCGCAGTCATCTCGCTGTTTAGCTAGCCACAGAGTCTGCCGTTTCTTTAGGCTTTCGCTCTGTTCTTCTATGCGACGATTGGCTTCTTGCACTGCACGTATTCGCATCTCTTCTGCAGTGATCGATTCCTTGGTCACGCGGTTGAGTTCTTTGATGCGTTCCGCACGCTCGCTCAGCAAGGTGATGCCCAGCAACTGTTCGATGATGATCCGCTGGTCAGTGGCCTTGAGGCTGAGGAAAGGTTCGGTGTAGGTGTTTAAGGCCAACACATGCCGGAACATATCGTGTGTCATGCCCAGTACGGACTCTATGGCCTGCTGTGTTTCTCTGCTGTCACCCTGTGCATTGTCATCGGCAGCCTGTTCTTCGGCATTGACATAGAACTTCAGCACATTGGGCTTGCGGCCGCGTTCCACACGATAGTCAAGCCCTCCAATTGAAAAGTCAAGGCTGACCAACATGTTCTTGCCATTGGTCTTGTTCACGAGATTGTCTCGGCGAATGTTGGTAAGAGCCTGCCCATACAGGGCATAACTCAACGCATTGATTATGGTGGTCTTGCCTGTGCCATTACGACTGCCGTCGCCACCGAGGTCGAGATTTTCACCCAGGACCAGAGTAAGGTCACGACGATCAAAGTTGATGGCCTGCGTGGCGTTGCCCACGCTCATGAAATTCTTAACAGTTAGATCTCGTATGTTGATCATAGGGCCTGATATATCTGTAGTAGCAGTTTGGGATCGTAGAACTCGCTTTCGATCTTGATGATCTGATCAGTGACGATCTGATCCACAGATTCAAATCGCACATCACCGGGTGAGAGATCTTCTTCCAGGGCCGTGCGTTTGTTGGGCATGAGGGCCATCTCACGCAGGCCATACTTACCTATGAAGTTTTCCTTGATGTAGTTGGCTTCTTCGTAGGATATCTCTATGTCTAGTTGCACACGCACATGCTGATTGGGTCTGAGTATCTCGTCGGCATGATCTATAACATGGCTAAGGTCCCACACATTGTACAAGGGCTGTTCGGGCCATGCATGATATTCCGGATCTTTGCCCCATTCCAGAATCATCATGCCTCGATTGGCATCACCGGCATCGGCGAAGTTATGCGGAAACGCATTGCCGATGTAGTTGATGTTGCGTTTGTTCTGCCGCAAGTGGAAGTGGCCGGAAAACACTTGATCATAGTGACCGAAGTGTTCCACAGAAATCTCACCGTGATCGGGCATCTCTACCATGGCGTTCATCTTGAAGTGCGGCAGCTCAAAATGTCCAAACATGTATTTGGCACTCATTTTTTGTATGCGTCGATGATCATCGCCCACCAGCCATGGAGCTATGACCACATCATCTTGTTGGAACCAGTCGTTGACGATGATGATGTTGGGTATGTGCCGGGCCCATTCTGTTGAGTAGATATCACGCCGGTCTCTGTAGTACAGATCGTGATTGCCCGGAATGAAATAGAATCGTTCAAATGCCGCACTGA